TATTTTGGACTCTTGCGTCGAAAACGAGTGTGCTTGGATAAGATAAGTCTTCAAAACAGGCACATAAAAAGATTGAGACAAGACTGATTAACCATAATTTCATGTTCTACTTCTCCGTTGTTTTCCTCTGCTCATAAAGAGTCCCTATAAGACTAAAAGATATCTTTCAAAAAATAAAGACCTATGGCAGAAGATAAAGATGCAGGAACATTAAAAACGCCCATCAATGTCATGGTGGCAAAATCTGAGTCCATATCGGACAGAATATAATACCGAATCAAAGTCAGGACTATCGACACCCCGCAAACAGCGGCCATAGTCTCGACAGCCTTTTCCCTAATTTTATAATTATCGATACAGACTGCAAAAAAACTATACGCATAAAATGGCACCAAAGCAAACCACATTGCGTAGATTTCATCCGTAAAGAAAGGAACGGACATTCCTGCGATAAAAAGAAAAAACGGGAAGAAAACGCCCCATTTATCCTCAACAGAGGCCGGTGCGTTAAATTCGATAACATCAAAAACGGAAGATTTTTCAAACTCCCTTTTCGACAGTTCATTATATCTTTTTACTTCTTCTGCGTTCATGTCATCAATATATATTTTTCAATTGTCAAAACTTAACACAATAAGCAAAAAGTTAATTAAAACAATATTCCAACCCGGAATACGTAGAAAGCCGGGAGCTTTCGCCCCGGCTTGGTATTCTACTCAAAGAATGGATTGGATTTCACTTAACAGGTTTAGGATTTTTCCACTTGAGGAATTTCAAGGCAGCCTTGACGCTGAAGTCAAACGCTTTGGCGTCAAGGTTCATAATCTGGTCGTATGACCAGTGGAAAACGCCAGCAAGGACGGCAAAGCCATCCTCAAAGCCTAGCCCTCGCCACCGGCGAAAAAAGGCTTTGCGATATCTCCGATGTTTTTGACATCGGCGGCGCTCATGTTGAGCACCTTCGCTTTGCCAAGACCAGTAGCAGCAGAGACCAAGGCAATCATTGCTGATCCTTCGCCACCGGCATTGCCGATAGTTTCGATATCGCGTCCCGTAAATTCTTCCTTGATAGTTACCTTTTCGACTTTGCTTTCGCCTTCGCCAATCGGTTTGATAAGAGTATATTCAGCCATACTTTACTCCTTAAGATTTTTGTTCTTCAATCGCATCACCCTGGAATTCGAACGAAACTTCGCCTTCGTCCATGTTCTCGCTTGAAACAATACTAAAAGCGGCATTACGCAATACCACAGTCTTGCCATTCGGCTTCTTGACCGTGACGGTCACTTTTTTCTTTTGTTGCAGTTCAACGATATCCAGTTCGTTCGTGTCAACAATAGTGCCCGAAATTTTTCCAGGATTAGCGTCTGTCACCTTGTAACCGACAACCTTTCCACGGGACATCTTCGGTTCACGATTCTGCCCACCGGTTTCGATGGTAAGCGAACCGATTGTGTTGTAAATGACACCGTCAACTTTGAGTTCGCAGCTTCCGCCGACATCATCAATATCACCCATAACGGCCTCCTTTAGTCGAACTGAATCTTTGTTTTAGAAATGAAGAATTGCTTGATCAGGTGTGCAGGCATGAGGAACTGCATCGCATACGGATCGTCCGGATCGAGCTGCACTACAAGGTTTTCGGCAAAGTCCTTGTAGTTCTGTACAAGGCCCTTTTCTTCCCAGACCTTGTAACGGCCCAAGAGTTCAGCCTTGCCGAGAGACGGAGTCATCACGACCTGACCCGCACCGAAGTTGTTGCCGTCATCAGCAAGCTTTGCATGCGGGTACTTGGTAGCCATGAGATTATTCCAATCCCAACGGAGATAACTGAGCGTGAACACAGTTTCAAGCTGGCGGTAAGCCGTATCGACAGCACCGGCGGCATTATGCTTGTAGGTCGTCACAACACGGTCAAGATACACCGTACCGTCATCGGAACACTTCATCGTGGCACAGCCGGACTTGAGCAATGCATTGTTGCCGTCAAAGCCTTCGCGGTCTTCGCGAGCCGGGGCGACAACGCCTGCAACTGCGTAATTCGAAAGCGGGTTTGCCGGATCATTAAGAGCCTTTGGAGCAATGCAACCAACAAAAGCGGCTGCCATTACAAATCCCGGAGTCGGAGACTTCGGAAGTGCCGCAGGAACAATTGCGCGGGAATCAAGAGATTCACCTCGGGTGATGAATGCGGATTCCGTAGTGCTACCGTTAAGGCTGAAGAACAAAACACCGTCCTTCTGTACGGTTGCAGGCCAAAGCTCGTCGAGCATTTCCTTGATGTAGGTGACATTCGACGTTTCGTCAGAACCGGAAATCACGGTTTTGAACCAAGAACCGGCGCAAGTCGCCTTGATGGTAGCATCTTCATAAGACGGGTCAGAACCGCCATTTGCAAGAGCCGTCTTGGTAATTGTCAAGCCTTCCGGGAGCTTTTTGCCCTGGTAGTAGTTCCAGCGGACATCGAGACCGTTACCGCAAGAGCCCTTATTCTTGAAGGTCAAGGTCACGACAGCGGAACTTGCAGATGCCGTCACCGGATAGTTCTTGGTGTTGGGAGCGCTGACCGTACCGACAGCGCCGATGGCGGCAGCAACCTTCGCAGCAACATCGTTCGACTTGTCACCGGCAGCGACATTCACGGCGCAAGACTGGCCGCCAATCATGAGGTGGATAGTGCCGTTAGCCGGAAGCCCGTTCGTCGAATCCGCAACAGCAAAGGTAAGCGTACCCGTTGCGGCAGCAGACGAATTGTCATCGGCAATCGGCAAGACCCAAAGTTCAGCGGTCTTGGAATTTTTGCGGAACGCATGGATCATCAAGGCAAGCTGTGAGCCGTAGCCATAATCAGCATCAGCCTGTTCGTCGCTCGTAACCTTGGTGAGCGTTCCGTTCGTTGCCATCTTGGACGCCAAAGGCTGGCCAATGATGAGGTTTTTCCACGGCATCGGACCGCCCTTGGACGCATTCGAGCCGTCAAATTCGGTGGCGAAAATCGGTTCAAGATTGTCCGCCGGAATTTCAGCATAAGAGATGCTCATTCTACAGTCTCCTCTTGTTTAATTTCTTTTGGAGTTTCCGGAATCTTCACGACAAGAGAACCGTCTTTGATAAGCCGTTCGATATATCCGGTAACTTCAACCGTTTCGCCTTCGCTGCAGACATTACGTCCTTCGCGGGGCAAATAAACGGTTCTTTGGGGTACGACAAATTTTCTCATTGTCCAGTCCTCAAGTTGGTTGTAAATTCAATATTGTCGCCGCCATCGGCAGACATCGCATTTTTCGCACGCAAGAAATCTTTAGTCGGTGCAGTCCTATCGACCTTTACAGTGTAAGAAACCCTGAAAGTAATTCTCGCCATTCCGCGAACAGTTTCAGCACGCTCCGCAAGGTTCGTGTTGTAGGACTTAAGGACGCACTTGCTCACAAGCCCCTCGTAAGGTCCCTTCCAGAACGGGCAAGGCTCAACGACAGACACTATAGAGTTCATCGTATCGTCAAGAAAGTCGTTCAAGTCCGACGAGGAATCCACATCGTCAAGATTCTGCTCATCCTGCAAAAAGCTTCGGGCATAGACATCGATGTACAAATCCGATTCGGCAAAATAAAAACGAGGACGGGTGCTGCGGTCGTCAAAATCGCTACTAGGCGTGGTAACGACTATGAAAGATTTTTCTTCGGGCCAGGCCTTGCGTTCACGCGATGCGGTAACGTTCGAGCCAATCCCGGATATGCCAGCCGCAATAAGCGACTGCACAACCGCATGGCGGAATTCCTTGATGCACGTCAAAGCTCTTGGAGTCGGAACGGTCATTTGGATTCCTCCAGGCGATACACGACAACCCCGTCCTTTTCGCTTACAAAATCAATAGCAGAGAGTTTCATCGCTGGATGAAACGGCGTAACGCCAAGCGTGAACACATCCGTCTTGCGAGGTTTCGAATCGGGCAGATCCGAAATCCGCACAAACAGACGCGGCGCATGGGCAATCGCAGAAACTTCACCGACGCTTTCATTGGCGACCTCAGGAGAATCGTAGAGACCCTTCATCGCGTAGCTACTGCCCCCGCGAATCAAAGTCACTTCCTCGCCGAATTCGTCCGTATTGAAGAACGAACCGGCGAGGTCATCCATGAGGTCATCCTTGAAAGACATCTTTACACAACCTTACGGGAGATAATGCCACCACCGCACTGAGGCACGAACAGCGGACAAGATTCTTCTTCCATAATTCTGGACTTACCATTTTTAATCCAGGTATATACGTAAGACTGGCAAACATTCAAAGAACCGTCAGTACCATCTTCGATTGCACCGTAGTGCATCTTGAATCCAGCCCCGGCTCCAATAAGAGTGATCTTATCCTTCGGGTACATTTCGACATCTTTCTTTTCGACTTCATCGTAGAAGAAATCGTCGTAAGTGACGATGTCCATGCCTAGAATGCGAGCCATTCTGGTCACATAATCAGTGTCCATTTCGCCAGGTTCGATTTCGCCAAAGTGCATACGACGATTATCCATATATTCCTTGACAGCCTTGTTTTGGATAAACGCATCGTAGGCTTCGGAACCCATAACGCAGAGGATTCCGCGACCACCACCATTCTTGGCAAGAAGGCGTTTCTGCGCAAGAAGGTAGGTGATCGGATTGGAGTTTTCGTTGTCAAACTTATCACCAGCAGCGGCAGCAGTCAAGTTGGCCGCAGGAATGTTCAGATTAATGGTGCGTTTGCCAGTATCGAAAATAACCTCCACCTTGCCGGTCGTCATGGCTTCGATGATCTGTTGTTCTTCACGGCGTTCAACGTACTGACGCAAATCAAGACCGTCTCGCAACAACTTCTGGAATTGAATCTTTTCCGGAGAAGCATTGTTGTTGTCGTAGGTAAATACCATTTCGGCATTCGCAACAACTTCAACATCACGACGAGTCAGGTTGCGCACCGGATGAACGGTGGGAACAGTCACGACTAGGCGTTCGTAACCATCACGGCCAACCACTTTGCCATCTTCGTTGTCATCGGAGACATACGGAGCGATAAGGCGCGTCTGCTTTTCTTGCTGGAGGATAAGCGTTTTAGTCTTATGCAGTTTCGTATCGCACATTTTGCGGAAGAACTGCGAGGGTTTGAAACTTTCGCCAACAAGCTTCGTCAATTCATGGCGATCTTCGAGAGTAATCTGTTCAGGCATGATTCATACTCCTTTTGTTATTCCTTGACAGCGACAACGCCTTTGAAGAAAAGGCAACGTGCGGCAAGTTTATCCTTAACGGTCTTTGCATTGACATTTTCGTCGATAATAGCTGCAGTATCGGCAAAGCAGCCGGTACGTGCCATTTCGGCATAACCAGCTTCGTCAGCAGCGGTCTTGATATCCTTAAGAAGATAGCCGACCGGTTCTTCAGATGCGGACGCAATCGGGAAAAAGCCGCCTTCGACAGCGTCCTTACCTTCGACATCTTCGGACTTATTGCCGATGGTAAGAGTCGCAGTAGTTTCGAGCGTGATGGTCGTAGAGTCTTCACCGACCTCCTTAGCTTCGAGGACAAGTTTGCTGTTCGTAGTGTCGGCGGTCACGGTAAACTTCGTGTCGTCAGCGGCGGCAGTCACGACCTTGCCAAGCACAGCCGCAATGGTAGCGTCGCTGGAACCAATGTTGGCGACGTAACTTGCAGAACCGATCGCGAGAGTCACGGTCTTGTCCGCAGCGGCGGTGTATGCAGACAAGGCGAAAGAATACTTTGCCTTAGCGCCATCGTCTTCGATGTGTTCGACAAGGATTGTTCCGCGCTTGAGATTCTGGTTTTTCCCGATTTTTACAGTTTCACGCTGGATCGGGAATTCGCCAGCGATATCATTGTCGAATTTGAGTTCGGCCATAACTTACCCCTTTTTGTAAAATTTGTCTCGTACTTCGGCAGCCCATTCGGCATGCTTTTTGGCTTTGTCGGATGCGGACGCGTCAGAACCGCCGTGAACGGAATTTTGCGCCGCATTGCTCTTTTCAAGAGCTTCAATCGCACGTGTTTTTTCGTCAGATGCAGAAGGCTTTTTCTTGGTTTCGTCAAGCTCGGCACGAACCTTCGTGAGTTCTTCAGCCTGAGCCTTGATTTTATCCTTAGCCTTAGCAAGTGCGAAAGCAGTAGCTTCGGCTACAGTCTTATCGCCATCGACGAAACAGGCTTTTTCTTCGCCAGTAACATCGAGACCGGCAAAGACATCTTCGATGGAAGCGACGCAAGCCTTATAATCGGCAATAGCCTTGGCCTTAACAGCTTCCACATCCACGGCCTCGGGCTTTTCAGCGCCTTCGGCTCCTTTAACGTTAGTTGCCATGACGGCACCTCCATTACTAATCCCCTGTCGTTTCATTTCTTCGCAGACATCGTCAAGGGACATAACGCCGTCCGCAAGTTTAGCGGCGACAGCCTTGTCGCCGATAAACACGCCTCCCTGGCCAAAGTTTTGTTTTACGTCTTCAACGGTAGTGCCACGGTTACGGGCGACCGCTCCGATAAAAACTTCAGCAAGAGAGTTCAATTCTTCCTTGATAAGTTTCAGACCTTCCGGATCATTCGGGTCAGGAACTTTATTCGGGCTAAGGTCGGACACGACAACAGTCGTTTCGACGATAGACTTTTTGAAATTCGTAAACGCGCAAAGAACGCCGATGGATCCAAGGGTCCCGTTGCTTGCTGTGAAAACTTTTTCGCAACTGGAACCAAGCCAATAGGCAGCCGAACACATCATGCCGCCTGTACGCGCAACAATTCCGTAAGGCTTTGAGCCACGGGCGTTAAAAATCTTGTCTGCAAGATCTGCACAACCGCTCACCTCGCCACCCGGACTGTTGATGTCGAAAAGAATTCCCTTCACCGAGTCATCGGCAAGGCATTCGTCGAACGCGGCCTCGATGCTGTTGTAGGTATCTTCGTCGAAAAAGTAGGCAAGCCAGTTGCTACGATAAGAAAGAGCACCGTCAACATGAATGACCGCAATCCCGTCTTCGCGACGGGTCACGTTGTTCACCATGTCAAATTCGCCATCTTCCTTCTTTCCGCCAGTCCAATTACCTTTTTCGTCCCAAAAAGTAACGGTGTTAGACGCCATGACATCGGCATCTTCCTTGCGGATTGCAAGACGTGCACTCAAAATTCGATTCAACATTCCTTTTTTCATTCTCAAACCTACTGCAAAGAAGATTCCTCAGGATCGTCACTCGTAACGCTGAAATTCTCGGTCTTGGATACAGAACCAGGTTCGCCAATACCGAGTTCCTTACGCAAAGCAAGTTCAGCCGCGTGGCCTTCAGCAACAGTTCTGTAATCGCCACCATTGACCATTGCACATGCAGTGTCCCTGGAAATCAACTGCTCGTCAATCTGCATCTTGATGGCTTCTGTTTCCTTTTTCGGATCAAGAAGGAATGCGGCATCTCCAATCCAAAGACACTGACTCCAAAGCATTCGCTTTATCGGATTTTCGAAGAATCCCGGAGCGTCAATAAGCCCAAAGAGAACCGCATTCGTAAGCCACTTTTCGTAAACGGGTTTGCAAAAATCCGCAACAAAGTTCATGCACATTTTTTTGAAAGTCTTTTGGCTTTCGAGGAGCGCCGCACGGACAGCATTGTAGCTGTTGTTGAACTTTCTGAGGACAACTTCGAAGCTCACGCCGCAAGCGGCAGCAGCTTCGGCAAAAATGCTTTCGACAAACGGCTGATAGTTGACGTTCGGACGCTGAGGATTCAAGCTCTTGATGCTCTGGCCCTGAGCGAGCGACCAAATCGCACCCGGTTTCATTTCGAGCGACGGACGCGTTGGATCCGGAATTACGTTGCCATAGCTATCCGTTTTTTCGACTCGTTCGTTTTCAGGCACGTTGCCGTAAAGTTCTTCAGCTTCTTCGGGGACGTTGTTTTCAAGGACAGCGGTAAAGCACGCGCTGATGACAGCCGCCATAAGCTCCGCATCCTGATAGCGTTCTTGTTGCTTGAGCTGGCAAATCACAGGAGCAAGCAGAGGCACGCCGCGACGCTGGTTGGTGCGGTCAGCAGTAAACATGTGGATAACGTTCGGATTACCAAACGCATCATACGCAGGAACCCGGACAGAATCTACGAAATCCGTATAATTGTCAAAACTCCAGACAGGCTTTTGAGTAAAGTAGTAGGACACCGGGGCATGATTCCGGTCAACTTCAATGCCTTCCGCAATCGCATCGCAATTCATTTGACCGATGGGATTTTGGCAGCGCTCGCCTTCAAGCAGCTTTACATTCATGCCGAAAGCTTCGTAACTCTTGTCAAAACATGTCAAAGAGAAACAATCGCCGCCAAGCAAAGCCGTTTTCAGAGCCAAATCTTGCAACTGCATAAAGTTGTTTGTCTTTTCGGCATCGCACTTTTTGTCATTTGCCCAAAGGCTAAAAAGGACTTTCGTCTTGTTGGACCACTTTTCGGCATCTTCGCTCGAAAGTCCAAGCATATCAGGCAACATCAAAGTCGGTCGGGCCTTGATTCCAGTACCGACAACATTCGTGTCAAAACTCGAAATCAGCGCACGCGAAAAAGTATTGTTCTGGAAAAGCTGGCGACTACGACGACGCAAAATGTCAAGGTCCGCAGCGATATCGCGGTCTGCAGAACCGTGCGGTGCATAGAATGCCCGGAGAGCTTCCGTCACAACCGAAGCTCCCTTCCATGCAATTCCTTGACCGCCAACAAAATTCTTCGCCATAAGACCTAATGCGGAATAGATGCGACACAGAAAGCCTTGCCCCTACGCTGTCCGCGTGCGGTAGCAAGACGGCCTAACCACAAGTCAAGCTGCTTTTGGCATTTTTCCACCGAAGGTCTGTCCAAAGAACGGCCACCAATGGAATAGCGTTCAGCCTCCATCGCTTTAGCAAGCGCCTTTTCAGACACAGCGACCATTCTTTCACAAAGAGAAACGGGGTAAAGTTGAGCCATAGCCACAAAATAGGCTTATGGCAATATCGTTAGAGCATTTTTTGACCATCTTTTTTTTCAGGTCATTTGGCAGTTTCGAGAGCCCGTTTCAGTTGCTTGTCGAATTCAAGCGGAAGTTCCTTTTCGGCAACATTTTTCACTATTCCGTCAAAATCCCACTTCTTTTCGATTTTTGCCTGGTCTTGCAATGAATAAAGCCACTTTACCTCTCGTTTTTCAGAATCGGGCTTGCGAATGCCGATAACTTCATAGCCGTGCTTTCCGACAGTCTTGAAAGCCTTCGGTTTCTTGTTTTTCTTGCCCGCCGTTTTTGTCGGGTGTTCATCGGCATACTTGAGCAACTGAGCGGGCTTTTGCGACGGCTTAATTTTTCCGGAAGAAAGACGTCCGCCGTTTTCAATTTCAGAACCGGCAAACGCAAGGTTCTTGGAATTCTCGGGCTTTTTCGTACCGCCAACAGTATTGAGATACATGAAGTCTTTGGGAAAAGAAACTTCCGCAACAGGATTTTCTTTCGTCGCCTTCTTGATGGCGACGGCCTTCGGTAAGTTCCGGTTTCGCATAGTAAAGGCTTTCGGATATTCGTCAATCAGTTCTTTACGAGCTTTGAACGCCACTTCGTTCACGGCCTTCATCGCGGCAAAACGCACCTGCTTCTGGTAATCCTTGATTTGCTTTTCCAAAGCCTTGCCGAACTTTGCGAGCGGCACAGTTATTGAACTCATACGCTTACTCCTCCGGATATCATCAACCCGCGTCTTCTATGTACCGGTGCGTTCAGGTTCCGCAAGAACTTCTTGCCCGCATCGGCAAACTTGTCCACATCAATGCCCGTAATGTTCAGCGCACCGCGAGCGTAGTTGCGCTTGTCAAGCGCTTCGTTTCGCGGCCGCAATTTCTTGTAAGCCCACACCTGGGCTCCACGCACCCATTTTTTGAACCGCTTTTCGGCAGTGAGCTGTGCGAAAAACTCCTTGTTGTATTCGTCAGGTTTCGCCGGAAAATGACAATATCCCGGTCCAGGGCGTTCAATGGCAATCCAGTCGTAGAACTGATCCTTGGCGATATCGACGCCAACGTTAACGATATTTGCGTCATAAACGCTACTCTTGTCGGTCTTTTTCGGTCGGGTCACGAGAGGACGGGCAAGCCCCGCCTTACCAACGCAGGCGAAGATGTTACGCCGCTCTCGTTTCGATGTGTAACGGTACACATCTGCAGTATGGTGACCGCCCGAGTCTATCAGGGCAGCCGCGACGTAAAGCTTTTCGTTCATCGAATTCCCGTACCCCGCCATCAGTACGGAGTCAAGAGCCTCCCACACAAGGCTTTCGGACGGATTGCCGATGAGGATCCTGTTCGTGATTCCCCAGTTTTCGAGACCACGACCCCACCCGACAACTTCAACTTCAAGGCGGTCATCCTGCACGTCGACACCGGCAGTCAAGACAACGGCACCGTCCGGAACTTCGGCTTCGTATTCCTCGCAACGGGTCATGAGGCCGTTCGGGTCTATAACCTTGCCTCCGTCAAGGCTCCACGCCTCGCCAAGCACGTTGTTGGTGAACGATTTCATCTTGTTCACGTCGCCCTTGGATTTCAGGAAGTCCATCACGGCATTCTTCCAGGAATACCACCCCAAAGGCGAGTAAAGAGCGTTGATGTGGAAGCTCGGGTAATCTCCGTCCGGATTTTCCTTAACCCATTGACCTTGAGCCATCAGCTCCGTCTTGTAGTGTTCGCCATACTCAGCTCCGCAATGCGGACACTTCATGCGCACCGTTTCCGGCAAGTCGTGGCCATCCGCATCGCTATCCCACACGATGTTCGCCCATTCCCACTTGTGGAGCTCGCCACAGTGCGGGCATGGCACCTGGTAATGGCGCTGGTCGCCAGCAAAGAACATCTCGGTGATGCGGCATTCGCCATCGATGCCAGGCGTGCTGTTCCAGAAAAGCTTGCGACGCGGGAAGTTTGTTGTACGCCTGCGTCCAAGTTCGCACGGGTCGCCCTGACCTCCGCAATCCTTCGGCCATTCCGAGATTTCATCGCAGAGAAGAATCCGGAAAGGGGCAGAGCGGAAGTTTGACGGGCTGTTGCTCCAACCCGTCACGAGCACGCCGCCCGGGAACTCTTTCAAATACATTTCGTCGCCGTAAAAGATTCCATCCATCCCCATCGCAGAGAATGCAGGATTCATGCGCTGCTTTAAAAAGCGCTTGGCGGTCTGTTCGGTGGTTTGGAATGCGCCGATTGGCGACGGGCAGTGCTTGATGTAGTACAGAGCCGTATTGATGAGCACTTCCGTTCCACCGATCTGCGAGCCCTTCATAAAAACGACATCCGTCGCGGGACTCTGCGGGGAAAGCTCATCCATGATTTCGACAAGGTATGGAGTCCTCGCATTGCTCCACCTACCCGGTTCGCTTGATGCGGAACCCGCAAGAACGCGGTACCGTTCCGCCCACTGGCTGATAGTCATTTCCGGAGGCGGTCGAAGACCGGCGAGAAGGTTTTCCGCCACATGCTGAACGTTCGCCTGCAGTTTAGGCGATATGCTTGCAGCGGCCTCAGCCATCCAGAATGTTTTCCTCCGTCTTTTCGGTCAGGTCCTTGAGTGCAGTCCAGCACGCCTTGCGAATCTTTTCGCCAACAAAGTGGTTGGCGTCGCCTGTAATCTCGACAATCTTTTCGCCCGGAATTTCAGCCTTGGTCATCAGGTCCTTGAAATAACCGACAATCTCGGGCGCAAGCTGCGAGTAGATGGTCATGATCTTGTCCTGGATGTTCGCCCCGAGCTGATAGGCGACCAAAGCCGCCTTCTGTTTCGGCACAAGGCGGCCTTCCATCTCATCGGCACGCAACTTGGCAAGGCGTGCCATCTGGAACTCCTTTTCAGCCTTGGACGTGGCGAGGTCCGCAGCTTCGGCAGACGCTTCGGCAAAGTCAAGCGGGTCTTCGACATCGGTCATCCCCTTGACGGCCACCCCGAATCCGGGAGACGGCACGTCGAATTTTGGCTTGTGGGCAACCGCCTGGGCGGTCAGATTGTCAAAACCGGCTTTCTTTTGGCCCTGCGTCGGTATGGTAACGTGCCGCCTGTCGCGGGTCTTCATGAACTGATCGTAGCTGTAGATGCGGTGAAAGCGCGGCTTTCCGTCACGGTTCTCGAAAGTATCGAGGCGACCCTTGTCTTTTGCCTTGGAAATGGCGACCTGCGAAACTCCACAGAGCCTCGCGAGGGTTGCCGCGTTGATTAGGTCGCGGTCATCGTAGTTGTGCTGGGTCAATCGGTAATGCATACCGACAACTTACCCAACCGCAAAACGCTTTAGTTTAATTTTGGACCATCTTTTTTTTGAGTGGTCGACCGGCAGGGGCTGAACCCAAACGAAAAAGCCACTCAATAGCCGGAGCGAGCGCGTCGGACTCACCCCATTTGGGTGGGTGGGGGTGTAGCAACCCTTTTGACGCCGGGGGTACACCCACCCCGCCCCACCCGGGCGTGCCGAATTTAACTTTGAAAATCAGTTAAAATTAAAGTTAAAAAACTATACCCACCACCCAAAAACGAAAGTTAAAACACGCTCCAAAGCCTTGATTTACAAGGCTTTGCGCTAATCGTGGCGGTTAATTGTTGCGGGTTAATGATTGGTAGGCTCGCGGTTAATTGGGTGTTTCGGACGGTTCTGCGCAACGGCAGCGCCACGCCAGCGGGCATCCTGGAGAGTGACTTAACCCCGAACGGCAAGCGTTGCCGCATGTGCGCCCGCCCCCGCCGCGCCCGGTCCATACCCCGTTTGCTCAGGGCATGGCAGCTTTGCACACACGCAGCGTCTGTGGCTCCATCCGCTCACGGGAATACCGAAACAAGGGTGACCGCTCGCGGCCCTCTATAGGTCTTTATATGCCCATAGGAAAGACCCTGCAAAATGGCAAAGTTGAGTGAGCAGGACCACGCGCAAATTTGACGTCCTGAATCGGGTTCCACGATGACTCAAAATCACCCTTGAAAAAGAAGTTTACCAGCACATTATGAGTTGAGTAATGAGGGATGTTTACACATATCTCTGATTTTGATTCTGAGTGTATTTATGAGTATGATTATGAGTATGATTATGTTAACTTGAAGCTAAGAGCAAGTAAAGAGCAAGCTAACTTGAAGCTAAGAGCAAGTAAAGAGCAAGCTAACTTGAAGCTAAGAGCAAGTAAAGAGCAAGCTAACTTGAAGCTAAGAGCAAGTTGAAAAAAATCTTGTATATTTGACCCTATGGATTCGAAGTATAAGAGCTCGAAAAAGTACATCGACGGGTGCAAGGAATGGCACCGGGCACACCCGAGACCACGAGCCCGGAAATCCGCAAAGAAGCTCTACAGGGTCCCCGGCTGCAGGATATACAACCCGCCGCTACTCGCCGACGAATAAAAAAAAGGCCGCCAGAAGGCAGCCTGACGGGGAATGGAAATTATGCTTCTGAACCCATCGCTCATCCTCCACTTTGAACCGTTCGTGAAGCGTTAGCCTCGGCAACATAATCTGTCGTACCCTCCGACGGGATTCTAAAAGTAAAAACAGTTACTCCGTTATGATTCGACAAGCAAAAGTCGCCAAGCGACATAATATCCATGCCGATAAGCACATCCCAGTCGCCTCTGGAAATCCCTTCAGTCACAATCTTTGTAGCCTTAATTCCGCTTGGGAGAACTATATCAACGACATAGTACGAAACAATCGCAGGGCCGTTAACTCCGTAAACCTCGGTTTTACCAGCCTCAACAAGCCCAAGTGACTCCGCAACTTTCTTTGTTACTACGCAATTAGTAGCTCCGGTATCCCACAAAGCAATAAAAATGCGTCCATTGGCAGCAGCCGGATCCTTGACAACGACTTCGCAACGCAGTTTATTGGCTATGCCTGGACATGTAACGGTAAGAGCAGGCATATTCAGAAACTAACGCAAGAAGAACTGAAAACTTCAACATAGCCTTCAGGTCTATCCGACTTGCATTCCTGTATTGAAAAATGGCCTTGACCATATTTATCGACAGCATTTTTGTATGCAGTCGCCAAGTCGTCAAAAGCATCAACAACCTCGCATTCTTTTAGCACAAGAAACTTGCCAGGATACTTGGCATATAATTCCTTGAGATGCGACATAAAGTAATTGTAATTTTTATCAATTTCGCTCATAACGACTATACAAATATATCAAAATTCGATATGGTTTAGTCAATACAAAAATAAAATAATCAAAATAAACAGAAATTAACGACAAAAACATCCCGTCCGGGTTGGACGGGACTTTTGGCAAAAGAACGTTCTCTACGCGACCGTGGCGGTCGAGGCTGTCGCCTCGCTCATAGCCTTGATCTTGTGAAGGTTCTTTATGCCGCGAATGCAGTGGGAAACGTCCTTGACCATAGAGCAGTCCTTGAACGTACCGCCATGAGCTTCCATCTCGCTCTTTACAGTGCGAAGACGGTTGCAGAAGGCATCGTGGAAGAACGTGTACATTTCTTTATCCATTTTACGCTCCTTTTGTGATTCTTCCGACAAGCTTGCCAGCGTCGTCGGCCGAAAACGTGAATCCAAGAAAATCGACGGTCGGCATGTTGGCGAAGGCGTCCGACAGGGCTACAGAAAGCTTTTGCTCGTCAACCATAGTACCATCTGCAGAGACAATGCCGGACATTTCCAAGAACGGCATGTACGGCTTGATAGCGGGCTCAGGATTAGTTTTCAGAGCGCCCAAAGCCATGTACGCTGCGAACTTTTTAAGCCCGTTAGGCATGCCCGGCAGCACGTCGTTTGCGGCGAACGCCAGCACGCCGTCCATTGCAGTTTTCATTGGGACCATCATTCACCGCCTTTTTAAGCAGCAGCGCTGTTGCTGGTGGGAGTGGTGGTCGTGCCGCCGTTGACCGTCGGGGCAACGACGGGCGGAAACGGAGGCGGCATCGGGGCGACCATTGCAGGGCCGTAACCCGGAGCGAGTGCGTAGTTCGGCACCATCGGGACGGCGATGCGGGAGAGCGTAGCCTGCAAGTTGAGGATGCTGTCGCTCAGGATCTTGTCGCGGAGCGGTGCAGCAGTCTCGATGCTCACGACCTTCGTTTCAAGGTTCGCCACCCTTTCGGCGAGTGCGAACGTCTTGTTGTCGCTGTACTGCTGGGCCTTCAGCAAGGCGATTTCGTTGTCCTTCTGAGACAACTGATAGACCGGATTTGTAGCCGGGTTCTGATTGCCGAAAAGGCCGCCAAGGCCATTGCCGTTGAGGATGCCGGACGCAAGGGTAGTGCCGATTACGCCGAGGGTAAGCCCGGCAGTACCAACGCCAGAGCTTGCATACTTGTTTTCATTTTCGTTCCAAGTAGCCATACTTTTCTCCTTGAAAAAGTGAAGCCCCGCCAACCGGCGGGGCCAATCGAAAAGTAGATGTCCTGGAACGCTTTTTTGCATTTACGGAAAACTTTGGTAAAACTCGCCAAAGTTCGGCACTCAGAACTTTGCGCGGATACACCAGTAGGCCCATGCGGGCGGGCTCACATTGGTATCCGGGTCCCGTGCGCATTCAATCATCCAGTTGACGTAATCCTGGTAATGGATCTTGAACGGACCGCGCTTGCCCTGTCGTAAGGCAGGTAGACCGTCACGAATCCAGTTGTAGACAGTCTTGGGCTTGACCTTTTCCTTGTCCGCAAGCCCCTTCGGCGTGTAAGTATTCATGTCGGGTTCCGCGAGAGCCGCATGAGTACGGTCCGCGACAATACAGAAAAGAGGCCGCTCCATTTGTTGCATGCAGCACCCCTATTACGATGCATTGGCGTTTGCGGTTGCATCGTCAAGACCTTCTATTTCGAGTGTTTTCTCGCTTTCCGAAATCATCCTGGACCATTTCTCCAGTTCTTTAGTGAGTTCCTCATCGACCTTTTTCAGGCCCGAAATCATCAACTTGTGGACCTGTTCGTAAGAAAGCTTGAGTTTCAGTCCCTCCTCCGACAGCTTGATATGCTCACGCAGCAAAAGTCGGAAAGACTTGATGCACGTGATTCTCGACTTGCAATAGGTGACTTCCATTTCCTTGGCGGTCATATTCTCTCCTTGGTTAAATTCGTCTCTATCCCCATTTCTTCAAGGAAATGGTTGTGGGCGTTCAGTAGCCGCCTCTTGAAGAATTCCTCCTGCTCGGAGAAAGTCTCACCAAACAGTTCGTAGTCAGTTGCTCCCATTTTCTTGAGCTTGTAGATGACATCGTAAACCGGCGTATTCGTACCGGCAGCCCATTTATAGACCGTTTCCGGCTTTACGCCCACCTTTTCGGCAAGTTCCCTCTGGGTGATGCCGATGCGGGCGACGAACTCTTTTACCCTAAATTTCGCTTTTTCCATGGAAAAGAATATAACAAAATTATTATAAAAAATACAATAATTTAAAAATAATTATATAAAAAATGCAAAAATTAGTAGAAAATATGCTATATTCCTATACAAGAAGAAGAAGGAAATAGAAGCATGAAAACATCGGCGACGCAGGCCATCGGCTACATCTACGGAATATTGTTGAGAGTTTTCAGCAAGGACCTGACCGCCGAAGAAGCCCTCGAACTCATAAGGAAAATGTTTACCCAATAAAAAAAGACCCGGAGAAATCCGGGCTTTTGTCGTTCCGAACGCTAAAAGAAACACATTGTAATTTTACGAAGCCAGGACAACGGCTTACACGCGTCGGGCACACCCATCTTGACGGCGGCCTTGTTGTAGCAGCTTATGTCGTAGGTATCCAAGCCTTCCTCTCGGTCGTCTTCCTGAATTTTAACAAACTCGTTGTTTAGATCGTTCAACTTGCTGACGGCATCCGGGAGTTCTTCGCGGATAAACAGCGACAGATACCGCTTGCTTTGCGAACTGTAAAACGCAGCCTTGGCGCCAAAGCCCTTGGCGATCGAGAACAGCGAAAGAAGCGTGCTTACCGCAGCAAGGACCAGGCTGCACTCGGGGTCAATTTTATCGGCGGCGTTGCCTACAACCGACAGGCTGAGAAGCACCGGAAGGATGGCGGTAGCCTCTTCCCAAAACTTCCAGAAACGGTAAAGGCCGGCATGCCACTTATACGAGTAGAACGTGTTGAACTTCAGTTTCCACAAGCCTGTTTCGCTGGCGGAGGCGGTTCTGGTGTCGGGAGATTCGGGACCTTTGCACCCGTTTCCATCGTTGCACATGAAATAGCTCCTTTCATTTTTTTCTCCTTTAAAATATAAGTTCTGTTTTTCCTATTTCATTTTTTTTTGCTCAAAAGTTTCGATGGTTGACCTCACCCCTCCAATTTTTTGGTGTTAAAGGTCTATTCCTTTCGCTTTGAGCTTTGCCGTGATGCGAGCCTCAATTTTGGCTTCGATGTCTTTCAAGGCCTGGTTTTGACCGGCGATAAAGTCCGGGTCGTTGGCGATTTCGGGCGGAAGATGGCCGCCAAGGACGGGCGGTTTTACCGGGCCTTTGTAATCGACTCCGAAAAGAGTCTTCGTTGTAGCCCCAGCACGCAATAGTTTGATTAACGCATTGTAATTGGGTCTAGAACCATCAGGTTTACTTTGAGCCCACTTTCCAAGATTTTTTGAGTGTTTGATGCCAGCCAATACAGCTATGTCTTCTACAGACAGATTTAGCTCTTTTGAAAGTTCGTCAACATTTATTTTATGCAAAAAATCATCTTCCACAACTCAAAAATAGCCAATTAAAAGAGACTTTAAACCATTGTCTAAAAAAAATCTAAAAAAAGTAGAATAAAAGTATTGACATTCTAGAAAAATTAGATTAGATTTCTCTTGAAATTAGATTTTTTCTAACTTTTTTAGAACTGAAAAAATTATGGCAGAAACGATACAAGCAAGATTACCGGCGGAAATGACCCCGATCGTCAAAGACATCAAGATTTTCCGCGAGAAAAACCTTGAGCCCACAAGCACGAAGTCGATCATCATCGACGCCCTTAAGCGCATGCACGCTAGTATCAAGGACGCCAACCCGACTACCCAAGCCGAGGGCGCAACCGCTCAGCCGTCAACACTCAGCCAGGCAGGCTAACGAATGGAATGGAAGCCTAAGTGGGTGCCGCTGCCCATCCTCGACTTTGCGCGTACGGTCCACGAATTCAAGGACGACCCGCAGAAGTGCCTCGAATGGGTCACGCAGTTCGCCGACGCGCTCATGCTCGGCGACAACGGCTCGGAAAGCGAGCTCGCAAACGAGCTCATCGCACGCGCACAGGAAGCTTACGCAAAGGCTTCAGCACGCGGCCGCAAGGGCGGTCTCGCCCGTGCAAAAAGTCAAAAGTCTCAGGCACAATCCGCTACTGGTAACGACCAAGACGGCGGTATCACAGACGGTTCAGCCACTATGGAATCCGGAGTGGTACCGCCCAAGAATTTAGCTGCTCGCAGCCGGACAGATAGCGTGCCGGCAAATGACCAGGGCGACCGCCACAAGTGCGGCCGCGAAGAACCCGCGGCAGGCGGGGACACCCGCGAGGGATCCCTGAACTCTGACCTCGCCGGAAACGGCGCGCTATTGGAATCTACCACGCCTGCCACGGGGGACATTTCCAACGACAAGGAAAACGCAGAGGCTACCGCTAAGGGCCTAGTTCCTAGAGAGGGACAGCAAAAGCGTGCGGGAGGCAGTAGCCCGCCCCCTGCACGCCCGCCCGCCCCTGCGTTCCTGCGCAAGAAGCCCGCAAGGCCGCCCACAAGTGACGGATTCGGGCTCGCCAAGATACCGGTACCGCCAAGGAACGCGGAAGACGTCAGGCTCTTCGCACTGGACAAGATGCTTGACGTCGACGATGCGCGGATGTGGTACCAGATGAACTACGTGGACCGGCCGGGATGCGACAAGGACGGCATGGTCATCACCAACTGGAAAGGGCATTGCACCGCATACTGCAAGGCCGAAAAGGAACGGAGACTCACGGGATGAAGATCGGCAACCTGAAATACAGAATCCTGAAGACTATCGGACACAAGCTTGTCGAACCGTCCGTCAAGGGTCTCATGAT